CTGCCGACTGGCAGGAACCAATCAACTACAAAGGAGTAAGGCATCACCTCCCACGCAATACTAAGCGGGTTAGTAAGCCCCACGCGTCCTAAGAATTGAGACGCTTGGTAATCTACAGTATAATGTACAAGTACGCGCATGTCGTATATGTACTCGCGTATGGCAAACTTATCGGACGCGTTCGCTTGGACAGCACTCGTGTCTGTCTGCTTATCGGAATCGTGAAGACGCGTTTTTGCTACCGCAGTATTAACCGGTAGCGAGACGTCCTTCAGCTTATCCCATGCAGACTCGACCTCTTGTGCCATCCCGTAGACATCGTCCAACAGAGGAAGCCACCCATACTGTAGTTGGAGCCAGTTGTTCGCCGCACTCTGTCGCCCGCTTAGGCGATTAGAGGGTTTGCATCCGAGAGTCTCAAAAGCTTTCTTGAACTCTTTTCTGCGCACCTGACGATATGCCTTTGCCAATTTCCCAGCGGTATCCCCGAACATCTTGAGCGCCTGTTCCCTCTCGGCTATAAAATTGCCTAAGTGAACCTGCTGACCCTTGATTTTCTCGAGGACCTTGGTACGTTGGCGAGCGTAAGCTGCATCACGCTCAGCACCGGTCGGCTCCTTGTATGTGCAGTCACCAAACCCGTTTTGGGCTACGCCATAGTACTCGCTATAATGCCCGTTGGGCAAGTAGGTAAGTACCAGGTGCTTGTTCCCCCGAGGAAAATTGACGTTCTCTTTGAAAAGAGAGTAGTCGTTCATCGGGAGGCGCACTTTTTGACGTTCCCTGTATCTCGCCCCGAAGTTCGGGGTAAGGACAGGGGTCCACTCCTTTTTCACTCGTCTCGCAATGAAAGGTCCTTCCGCATACGGGCCAGATTTAGCCGGTGTGTAGTCGTACCTCGCTAGCGATTCAAGAGATGGGGAGTTGATGATGAGAGACATACTGTGCACTACCTTTCCATAGAAAATTTGGATTGGCAGTGATCACCCACGACGCTTGCCGTCGGTAATAAACCGCCTGGTTTCAATAAATACTCTGAGGCATCCCAAGGTCAAGCCAGATTTTATCAACTTCGACATATTCGTTTCGATACCCATAAGGAAGCATTGCTAATAGAGGCCACGGAATTAACCGCGGGTCCGTCAGCTCTGATCTCCTTATTAAAAGGGCGTCGTAGAACAAGTCTAGTTGAACTGGG